GTTATATTTACTATTTGTGCGTTTTTTGATGGTAACGTTGGAGAATTTGTAATAGCAGAAGAATATATACCAATATTTCAAACTTTATTAGTTACCGTTTATGGTGCTTATTTTGTAGGAAGATCTTGGGAAAAAGGAAAATCAATAATAAATAACAAAAATAAATAATGGGACAATTTAACAATCAACCAGACTTTGGAACAAATGCGTTTCCAGTTGTTGCAGGAACTACAAATGTTAGAAACTGCGCGTTATATTTAGGTAGCGGAGGAAATATAGAGGTTACCTTAATGGGCTCACCAGATATTCCAGTGGTATTTAAAAACATTCCGAATGGTAGCTTTTTACCATGCATTGTAAGTACTATTGTAACAGGAGCTAATACTACTGTTGCGGATATTGTAGCTATTCAATAATGAATTGGTCTGCAATATTAAACGGGGTTTGGTGGCCAGATAGAGATGACACAGGAATCCCCTGTAATACTACGGCTCAACCTGGAGGATTAGGCATAACAGATAACACTATAGCTTTAGATCCATCAGGAGGAATAATAACTCTGCAATTTACAGCTTACGGTATACCAGATAAGCTTGAAATAATTCACGGTAATTCCAGCGGAACTAAAGTAGCGACAACGGGTATGGCTGCAAATTCGAACTCTGGGCCTTTTGATAATGTATACGGGACTGAACCTTCTAATGTTGTACCTACAGAGGGTCAAACCTCCTTAACGCAATTCATTGGAAATAACAAGGGGACTATACCAGACAGAGGGATTGAATACTCTCAAGCTACCGGAATTGCAAATCCTCTAGTTTCGCCTTATCAACAATTAGTGTGGTGGATTTATACTTCAGCTGATTATCAGACAACCCCATTCGTTACAGTTAGAGCGACCGGACCTAACGGCACTCAATGGCAGTTTGAAAGGATATGCTAACTGAAAAAGTAATTATTAGCCAAAATACGTGATTAATAATATAAGTAATAACAATTAAATCAAATAAAATGTCAAAAAAGTTAACACAAGAAGAATTAAAAGGATTACAAGAAGCAGTGAACGCAATGAACAGTATTCAATTGCAAATAGGAGGCTTAGAAGCTCAGAAGCATGAGCTGCTACATTCTATGGAGGATGCTAAGGTAAAACTTGCAGAAGTCCAAAAGCAATTAGAGGAAGTATACGGTCAAGTATCTGTAGATATCCAAACAGGTGATATCAAAGAAGAGGAAGTTGATACGAAAAATTAGTATCGGCAGAGACTATAGAACTGACGCCATGCACTATTCTGTTGGACAGGAAGTGTATGGTGGTCATATTATAGCTAATATAATTGAAGAAGATTCAAAGTACTCAATATATATAAAGAAAAAAGATGAGGTTCTACCTTGGAAAGATTTTAATAAAAATATGGCTATTGCCATAGAATATGATCTCCAGTATTAATGAAGGCTCTATATGATTTTATTATAGAACCAGTAGGAGAAAGATACAACAACAAAAAAAATATAGAAGGTAACGAGCTTATTTTAAATACTGAATTGCATAACCATAATTACTCAAATAGAGTTGGTAAAGTAATAGCAGTACCCTCTGAAATTAAAACAGACATTGAAGTTGGTGATGAGGTAATAGTTCATCACAATGTGTTTAGACGTTTTAAAGACATCAGAGGTGTTGAAAAAAACAGTAAGTCTTATTATAAGGACAATATTTATTTTGCTGATGATGGGCAGGTTTACGCTTACAAGCGTTGCTGCGGCTGGATGAGCAGAGAAGGTTTTAACTTTGTTAAACCAATTAAAGAAACAAAGATGTTTTCAACTGACTTCGAAAAAGAGGGTGTTGGAATTTTATATAGTAAGGATCCAGAACTTCAAAGTGTAGCTAAAGGAGACTTAATTGGCTTTAAGCCAGGGGCGGAATATGAATTTGTTATCGATAAAGATAGAGTTTATAGAGTACCCACCAAATCAATTACAATCAAATATGAACATCAAGGAAACGAAGAAGAATATAATCCAAGCTGGACATAGAGCAGTTGAGGAATTAATAAAGGTAGCGGGAGAAAAGATCGTTGACTCAGGTGAAGATATATCAGCTGACAGACTTAAGAATGCTGCTGCCACAAAGAAGCTCGCTATATTTGATGCCTTCGAAATACTTACTAGAATACAAGAGGAGGAGGATATGCTGAACAACAAGCCTAAAGAAGAAGTTGAGAAAAAAGCTTTTAAAGGGTTTGCTGAAAAACGATCTACATAATGTACGAGCAATCATTATATAAAATAATAACCCCTGTTAAATTAACTACAATATCCAGGCTAAATAAAGCTAAGAAGTGGGAATATGGTTATAACAAAGAACATGATTTAGTTGTTATAAGCAAAACAGGACAGATAGGTGATATATATAATATACAAAATCTAAAAATAGCATTACCTAAGACCCCGTCTAAAGTAGACGAAGCTAATAACAAATGGAAAGCTGAAGAATATCCTAAAGAATTAAAGTCGGTAACAAGTATATTTGACTGGAGGGAATATCCTGAAGATTTTCAAAATAAATGGGAACCCTATATAGATGAACAATTTAAAAGACGCGACGAAGGCCATTGGTTCAATAATAAGAGCGTGGCTACTTACATTACTGGTACTCATTTTATGTACCTGCAGTGGAGTAAAATTGACGTTGGGCGACCAGACTTTAGAGAAGCAAATAGATTATTCTTTATATTCTGGGAAGCTTGCAAAGCAGACAGCAGATGTTACGGCATGTCATATCTCAAAAACAGACGTTCTGGATTTTCGTTCATGGCATCCGGAGAGACTGTCAACATGGCCTCCATATCAAGTGATGCACGGTTTGGGATATTGTCCAAATCTGGCTCCGATGCGAAGAAAATGTTCACGGATAAAGTCGTACCCATATCGGTTAACTACCCGTTCTTTTTCAAACCAATACAAGACGGAATGGATAGACCGAAAACGGAATTGGCGTATAGGATACCAGCATCCAGACTAACAAGAAAATCAATACAAAATAAACAAAGTGTCGAAGTCCTCGAAGGTCTCGATACCACAATAGATTGGAAAAACACTGGCGACAACTCCTATGATGGAGAAAAATTAAAATTACTAGTACACGATGAAAGTGGAAAGTGGGAAAAGCCAGATAATATATTAAATAACTGGCGAGTAACAAAAACGTGCTTACGATTAGGTTCTAGAATTATCGGTAAGTGTATGATGGGGTCAACCTCGAATGCTTTAGATAAAGGAGGAGCTAATTTTAAAAAGTTATATGGAAATTCTAGTGTAACAAAAAGAAACAGAAACGGGCAAACAGCTTCTGGTTTATATTCTTTATTTATTCCAATGGAATGGAATTACGAAGGGTTTATAGATGAATATGGAATGCCTGTATTCAATACGCCTAAGGAAACAGTATTAGGTCCATTAGGAGACGTTATAGACGTCGGAGTTATAGAACACTGGGATAATGAAGCAGATGGCTTAAAAGGAGACCAGGATGCTTTAAATGAATTCTATAGACAGTTTCCGCGTACAGAGGAACACGCTTTTAGAGATGAAACAAAAAACAGTATATTTAACTTAGTTAAGATATACGAGCAAATAGATTATAACGAAGATCTTGGTAATACAAATGTAGTTACTACTGGCAATTTTCAGTGGGCTAACGGAATTAAAGATTCAACTGTTATATTTACACCAAATCCAAGTGGAAGATTTAAAATATCGTGGGTTCCAAGCAGTGCTTTACAGAATAGACAAACAGTAAAGAATGGATTAAAAAGCCCAGGCAATGAGCACATGGGTGCATTTGGCTGTGATAGTTATGATATATCTGGAACAACAGATGGTCAAGGTTCCAAAGGAGCTTTGCATGGGTTAACTAAATTCAGTATGGAGGATCATCCAGTTAATACTTTCTTTTTAGAATATATTGCTAGACCTCAAACTGCTGAAATATTTTTTGAAGACGTATTAATGGCATGCATATTTTATGGAATGCCTATACTAGCAGAGAATAATAAGCCTAGGTTATTGTACTACTTTAAAAGAAGAGGATACAGGGGTTATTCAATGAATAGACCAGACAAGCTTTGGAACAAGTTATCAGTAACTGAAAGAGAAATTGGCGGTATGCCTAACTCGAGTGAAGATATAAAGCAAGCTCACGCAGCAGCTATAGAGACGTATATTGACAAACACGTTGGTTTACAATCAGATGGACAATATGGAGCAATGTATTTTAATACAACGCTAAACGATTGGGCGGGGTTTGATATAAATAAACGAACAAAGTTTGATGCGGCAATAAGTTCGGGGTTAGCGATAATGGCTTGCAATAGACATTTATACCACCCACGACCTCAAGTAGAAAAGAATAAAATAAATTTAAAAATAGCTAAATACACCAACACTGGTGGTTTATCAAAAATAATGAAAAAATAAAAATATGGCTACCACTCCTATAACAAGTTATTTTCCAAGCCAAATAGCTAGTGACCAAGAAAAAATGTCATTAGACTACGGGACCACTATTGGTAGAGCTATAGAAAATGAATGGTTTAGTTCCGATAATGGGAACGGCAGGTTCAAAAGTAACCAAGCAACCTTTCATAATCTTAGATTATACGCTCGAGGAGAGCAGCCAATTCAAAAATATAAAGATGAGTTATCAATCAATGGAAATATAAAGATGAGTTATCAATCAATGGTGATTTATCATATTTGAATTTAGACTGGAAGCCTGTGCCAATTATACCTAAATTTGTAGATATAGTTGTTAATGGAATTTCAGATAGACAATTTGATATAAAAGCATACTCTCAAGATCCATACGGCGTTAACAAAAGAACTAAGTATATGGAATCTCTTATTAGAGATATGCAGACTAAAGAATTAAATGAATTTGCTAAAGCAGAATTTGGGGTTAATTTATTTGAAAACAACCCTGAAGATTTACCTAAAAATAAGGAAGAGCTAGATCTGCACATGCAACTAAGTTATAAGCAGCAAGTTGAATTAGCAGAAGAGCAGGCTTTAAATGTTTTATTAGATGGTAATAAATATGATTTAACTAAAAGACGCTGCAATTATGATTTAACCGTAATAGGTATTGGAGCCGTTAAAAACACTTTTAGCAAAGCAGAAGGAGCTTTGATTGATTACGTGGACCCCGTAAACTTAGTGTGGTCTTACACGGATTCTCCATATTTTGATGACATATATTACGTAGGGGAAGTTAAAGCAGTTCATTTAAACGAACTTAAAAAAGAATTCCCTCATTTAACTAATGATGATCTACAAAAAATAGCAGGTCAAAATACAAGCAACAATGGTTTTTATGACAGAACCCTTAGTAATTCGGATTATGACGATTCAAATACTGTTCAGGTTCTTTACTTTAATTACAAGACTTTTTCAAATGAA